TTTCTGATTCCGATCTTCGTGGACGAAGCTCTTCCCGGAGATACCTTCAATTTGCGGATGACCGCTTTCGGTCGTCTCGCAACGCCGATCTTCCCCTTCATGGACAACCTGCATCTCGACTCCTTCTTCTTCGCCGTGCCCTATCGGTTGCTGTGGAATAACTGGCAACGCTTCAACGGCGAACAGGACAACCCGGAGGACTCTACCGACTATCTCGTTCCGACCATGACGTCGCCCGCTAGCACGGGCTACAACGTCGGCTCCCTTTCCGACTATTTCGGTATCCCGCCGGGTGTACCCGAGCTCGAGCACCAGGCGCTCTGGCATCGGGCCTATAACCTCATCTGGAACGAATGGTTCCGCGACCAGAATCTCCAAGACTCCGTCGTTGTCGACAAAGACGATGGCCCCGACGATCCCGCCGACTATGTCGTTCTGAAACGTGGCAAGCGCCACGACTACTTCACCTCCTGTCTCCCCTGGCCCCAGAAGGGGCCTTCCGTCGATCTGCCTCTCGGCGATCGCGCTAACGTCAAAGGCATCGGCGGCACTGCCTCGATGACCTATACCGGCGCTCCCGGCACTCTCGATGAATCCGGCGGAGGGTCGACGGTCTACGCTTCACTCAATACCGGCTCTAGCACGGCCACTTACCCTCGCTTCGCCGAGGACCCCGACAACGCCGGTTATCCTCTCATCTACGCCGATCTTTCCGACGCTTCGGCTGCAACCATCAACCAGCTCCGTCAGGCGTTCCAGGTCCAGAAGCTCTACGAGCGCGATGCGCGCGGCGGCACTCGGTACACCGAGGTTATCCAATCTCACTTCGGCGTTACTTCACCGGACGCTCGTCTTCAGCGCCCGGAATATCTGGGTGGCGGCAGCTCACCCATCAACATCAACCCCATCGCTCAAACCTCTGAGTCTGGGACCACCCCCCAAGGCAACTTGGCTGCTATGGGCACTCTTGCCGTCAACGGCCACGGCTTCACAAAATCCTTCACGGAACACTGCTGTATTATCGGGATGATCTCCGTGCGCGCTGACCTTACCTACCAGCAGGGTCTCAACCGTATGTGGTCCCGTTCTACCCGATGGGATTACTACTGGCCTGCGCTCGCTCATATCGGCGAACAGGCCGTTCTCAACAAAGAAATCTTCGCTCAAGGGTCTGGTGACCCTGACGCGGATGACGCGGTCTTCGGCTATCAGGAACGCTATGCCGAGTACCGCTACAAACCCTCTCTCATCACTGGCGAGTTCCGATCGGATGCCCCCGACTCCTTGGACGTCTGGCATCTGTCCCAGGACTTCGCTTCCCTTCCCGTTCTCAACGACGAGTTCATCGAGGAGGACCCCCCTATTGGTCGCGTCGTGGCGACCCCTGCGGAGCCTCAGTTTCTGCTCGACGCGTACTTCAAGCTTAAATGCGCTCGCCCGATGCCGGTCTATTCCGTGCCGGGCATGATCGATCACTTCTGATGGCGATCGATCCTTTCCTGACTGGCATTGCCTCCGCCGGGATCTCCAGCGCTGCTGGACTCCTTGGCGGCTTCATGAATCGGGGCCTGTCTCAGCGGGACGCGATGCAGGCTCAATCCGAGTTCGCTCTTCGCCAGTATCGCGACCAGCTGAAGCAGGGCCCCCGGTGGGAACAACAAGGCCTCGCGAGAGCGGGCATCAATCCAATGCTTCCCTTCGCCAAGGGTGGCGCGGTCGGCCCTACCGGCTTCACGCCGGGCATCGCGCCCCCCATCAATCCCGGCCAGGACTTTGGCCGTGCCGTCTCCGCGGGGCTCAGCTCCGCCGGAGATCTCGCCCGCACGACCGCCGGCGTGCAAAAGACCTTCGCCGAGATCTCGCAAATCGCGGCGTCGATCAAACAGACCGAGGCTTCAACGAGCCTCACCGTTCAACAGAAGGCCAACGCCGTCGCGGAGCAGCGGCGCATCTTCGCCGATGAGGTGCTCAAAATCGGGCAGGCCGTTCTGAACTCCGAACAGGTGAAAAACCTGGAGGCTCACCGAGAGGTGCTGAACAGCCAAGCGGCCATCAACAAGTGGCTCGAGCTCAGCGAGAAAGCCCGCTCCGAGCTCCAGGCCGCCGGTGTTCCCCTGGCCGAGGCCGACGCCGACTTCTACGAGAGTTGGTTCGGCGAGTTCCTCCGTTGGATCGAGCGGTCCAAAGCGGCGATCAACCCCTTCCAGAAAGGATTGAGGTAAATGTCTAAGTCAATCGCAAGTAACCAGCTTAACCAGGCGCGCGCCAGGCGCGCGGTTCGTCTTCAGAAAACCTTTCAAAAACCGACCCGCGCAAAACAAAGTTTTAGCGCGGAGTGCGATATCAACAACATCATGCGGAAATTCGAGAAAACAGGCGTGATCGAACACGTCAAAGAACATGGCGGGCGCTACGGCGACTTCCTCGCCGCTCCCCAGGACTATCACGCGGCATGTAATCAGGTCGCCACCGCCCAAGAAATGTTCGAGTCTCTCCCTTCGAAGGTCCGCAAGGCTTTCGACAACGATCCCGGCGAGTTCCTCGCCACCGTCGACGCGGCGGAGAACGATCCGACCGCGCGCCAGAAGCTCGAGAAACTCGGCATCCTGAAGACCACGGCGCAGCCGTCCGGGCCCGGCCCGGAAAATGTCCCTGCAGGGACGAACCAGGGCGCCGCAGGCGAGCCTGGAAGCCGCCCGGAGGGCGGCAAGACCTCTCCACCGGAGAAAGCCTCTCAGGAGGCTAAAAAGCCCGCCTGAGGGCTCCAAGCACAGTTACCACTTGATGTAACTGTGCTGACTGACACCAAAAGGGGCTCTTGCTCCCGTTGCGTGTCTCCCCTAAAAGGAAATCAACCCATTGGAGATCGACAATGAAACGCCGTCCTCTCAAGCGCCAAAACTCCAAGCGTCTGTTCACCAAGACCGCCGGTGACGCTCATCCGAAGAACTACAAAGGGAAGCCCCTCAGGGGCGGTATCCGGCTCTGATGGATGCCTTGTTTCCACCCGCTGAAAGGGTATCGCGCCGTTGGCGGTGGCTGGACGCAAAACGTCCGCCGTTCATGGTTCGCCACGCCCATGAAGGTTCCCTGCGGGCAATGCATCGGCTGCCGCCTGGAGCGTTCTCGCCAGTGGGCTGTGAGGTGCTACCACGAGAGTCAGCTTCACGAAGACAACTGCTTCATCACCCTGACCTACGACAACGAACATCTTCCGCCGGACCGTTCGTTGCATCATCGCGATTGGCAGCTCTTCATGAAGAAGCTCCGAAAACGGTTCGGCTCGAACATTCGCTTCCTTATGTGCGGGGAATACGGCACGTGGTGCCGCCATTGCTGGATGCATCCGAAGCAATGCAAATGCCCCCAGACGATCGAAGGACCAGGGCGTCCTCACTTCCACGCCATCCTCTTCAACCACGACTTCCAGGAGAAGGTACATTGGTCAAACTCCAACGGTCTGCCGCTCTATGTCGATGCGGAGTTATCGCGGCTATGGCCCTCGGGCTTCTCCTCGGTGGGTGCGGCAACGTTTCAATCGGCAGCGTATGTAGCCCGTTATATTACGAAGAAGGTAACCGGCCGGGCCGCGACGGATCATTACACTGCGATCCATCCTCAGAGCGGCGAGGTGACGACTCTGACGCCGGAGTATCTGCAGGCGAGTAGAGGTGGGCGCAACGGCCATGGAATCGGCTACGAATGGTTCAAGGAGTATTCCAAGGATGTTTGGCCTGATGACTTTGTTGTGGTCAATGGCAAGCGCGTGCGCCCGCCGCGCTTCTATGAAAAGCAGCTCGAAGTATCAGATCCTGATCTTCTTACGAAGGTCAAACGCGAGCGAAAGCTCGCGATGTGGGCTCATGGTGAAAACCAAACCCCTGAGCGGCTTGCTGTTCGCGAGAAGGTTCAAAAAGCCCGTCTCAACAAACTGAAAAGGACTCTCGACTGATGTATCAGAAAATCTATTCCGTCTACGACAAGAAGGCCGCCGCTTACCTCCGTCCGTTCTTCATGCGGACCGATGCCGAAGCGGTGCGAGCGATCACCAACACGGCAAAAGATTCCGCGTCGCTCTTCGCTGCGAACCCCTCCGACTTCCAGCTCGTCCAGATCGGCGAGTGGGACGACGCTACGGGCGTCATTAGCCCGAGCGGTGTGCGCGTCATTGTCGATGTCGGCGCGCTCGGCGTCGGTGTCGAGCTCGATCTCGATCGCGCCCAGGGCGACCTCGAGGAACTCTCGCTGAAGCAGAGCGTCAAAGAACGCTTCGAACAGGAGTGCGGCTGATGGCTCAGCGTATGCCCTCTGTCATGGGCTCGCGCTTTTCGCGTGTTCCCCAGGCAGAAATTCCCCGCTCTTCGTTCGATCGCAGCTGTGGCTACAAGACGACCTTCAACTCCGGCTTTCTGATTCCGATCTTCGTGGACGAAGCTCTTCCCGGAGATACCTTCAATTTGCGGATGACCGCTTTCGGTCGTCTCGCAACGCCGATCTTCCCCTTC